GCTTGGAGCCACGCTCGAAAAGTGCCAAAGGTAGAGAACACCGCATTCAGAACGGTGTTCATGAGCGTGGTCCACACTGCTCCGCTTGCCATGCCTTTCGACAACTCAAACTTGCCCACGCCTTGCCACGTAAGTTTTTGCGGGAAGATCTTCGAAAAGGTGTCTTTGTGAGCAGGATCTTGGTAAAGGCCCATCTTGTGTACAAATTTGAAATAAAAAGCGTGAGCCTCTGCTCCAGAAGACAAGTCCATGAGTGAGTAGTCTCCGGTGAAGTAATTTCTGTCGGAGTTTTGCGGGTGCATGTTGTAGAATGCACCAACCTCGTGATTGCGGCGACCTGCACCCAAGAAGATTGGGTGGTCTCCACTCCACACTTTGCACAAGTGCTTATACGCAATGCACGTGTCGGGTCCAAAGAGCGCGTCTACTACCTGCGTTCCAAAGTATCGGAGCATGCGTGGGCAGAGGGCGGAGCTATTTGCGGTGACGTGTTCGTCATTGTCTCTCGGTTTTAAAGGCGGGAATGCATTTTGCTTGACGAGAGTCTCGCTGTGCTTCTGACTGAGCTCTCGTTTTAGCATGCCTGTCAAGACCATGTCTTCGCCCGTGACGCCTTGTCGCAGTAGTTTGTTGATGCCGTCGTGCTTCTTCTGGCGTTTGGCCTTGCCTTGGAAACTGTCGGCCCAACCGCGCATCATCGCGACGGCCCGTTGAGTGCGGTAATTCTTGATGCCGCGAGGGCACTTGCCGGGAACCAACCGATCCCAATGTCTCTCCATGAGATTCCAAAGCTCCCGCCACACATCGCAGTTGGGTTCCGGCGCACAAGCGAGGAGTCGACCATTGATGGTCGCTTCTCGCGTCGCACGGCAATCGTCGGCGGCGATAGGCACACCAGGAAACACAACTCCAATTGCCGTAGGCCCATTGTGGATGTTCCGGCGCACCTTCTTCTGGCGCGATTTTGTTTGGCACATCTTGAAGGGAGCTTTGACGGTGACCAAATGACCATCTCGATTGATCGCCATTTTTGTGGTGTCTAATGGATGTGGTACAGCGTCCTTGTTACCATTTATATTTTTCAGAGCGGTGATGGTCGGCATCGTAAAGGTGGGGATGGGTATTGGCCGATCAAAAACAGGTCCAGGGCAACCCATATCCACGCTCTGTACTATCGCCTTGGTCGTCTCGGAATCACAGAGGGCGCACTTACCGTATGCTTTGGGATATCCACACACAGCACCAGCGCGCTGACGGGTGCAAATCGATTTCCTCTCGCACACCGAACAAAAACCGATTCGGTATAATGCCTGGATTTTCACGGGCTTCCCACATGAGCCACAAAGGACCATGTGTGTGAGCCGCGGCAGACTCCCGTTGTCATCAGCATCGTCAGCCTTGCGCGGGAAAAGCTCCGGGCCACAAATTTGGTCGCAAGTTGGTCGGTTCCTTCTAACGGGGTCGAGCGAGTGGGGCGCTTCATCATAGTGGCTCGGAGGCACGCCCCCACCTCCTCGGACATTGCACTGAGCGACACGAAATGTTGGTCCAGGTGTCATTGGGATTATAAGCGAAGCGCGCGTGGCACGATCTAGTATCATGTTGTCATACTTGGCCATGTGTGCCGCCATCGCTCTTCCACACCGGTTCACATGAGTGGACAAAC